AGGTCTTTCAACCACTCTTCTTTAATAATTCATACTGCATTGGTGTACCCGTACCAAATAAGCACACTGCGGGAATTCCAAGTGACCAAAGATATAAACAATTTATCTGACTTTCACACACAGCAACTGTTTTTATGTTCTGCTGTAGTATGTAATACAATAAATAAACTGGTTTTTCGACCTTTTCAGGAATTTCAAACCTTTTAAAATTAACATATCTGCCTGTTATAAAAAGAAGACGACCTTTATCGTCTCTGACAGGAAATGTTAGCATTTGCTTTGTTGGGTCATATCCAACTTCGAACGTGTCAACAACCCACTTACTGAGTTTACGATGCCACATATAGTCATGATAGTATTCGTAGTTTTTTAAGATACTTTCGTCAAGAAATACTTTTGACTCTTGTTTCTTATCTAACTCAATAGGAGGTAGATATTGAACTTGAGACATGAAAGCCGTATCACATCTAGTTAATAACCATTCTTCTCCAAATCCAATATCTTCTTCATCAAAACAATCAGCTACAAATCTTGGTAAAGGTTCTGCATAACCACAAGTAAAACAATGAGCGAAACCATATTGAGTTTTATCGTCATCTTGTTTTGTGAATATCATGCATGAAGGATGGCGTTCCATACCATCTTTATGTCTTGGGCACGTACAAGGAATATTATCGCCCTTTGCACTACCTATATCTTTTAGTTTTCCATTAGTTAATTCGCTCTTTAATATATTAAGTATATCTTTTATTTCGGTTGTTATAACTTTATTTCCAATTGTCAAATACATTAAAATGCGTCCACGCCTTCACCTTCATATTCATCAATCAAATCAGCAACAGCTTGTGGTGACTGAACACTTTCTTCCGTTGGTATAAAAGTAAAGATACCTTTATTAAAATCAACAGCATACTGTAATTTTTTACCATTACCACTATCTCTTGCTTTTACGAGATTAAGTGTTAAAACATTATCTTTCTGTTCAAGAAAAACAATTACTGTACTATCCTGTGAAATTCTATCAGACTGAGCTACATTTGCAGTACTAGGACCATTTTCTGTTGCATCTCTATTTTGCTGAGATACCGCAATAATAGGAATCTTTTTCAATACCTGTAAATTTTTAAGGTCTCGTGAAATATTAGCTGCTTTCTCAACAGGGTTTCGTGCTCGTCTATCATCTTCAAGCAATGAATGTTGGTCAACACACAATATATCAAGCTTCTCTTTTTCAATAAATGCTCTTAAAGCTGTAACACTTGCGGCTCCATTTATCATTGCTGGAGTTAAAACTTTGATTGTACCTTTAAACTTGTTTGGAAGTTCTTCCATATACCGCTTGTAATCAAGCTGAACAGAATCATTGCCACGCATAATAGCACTATTTGAAATATGTGAGATAAGAGTGTCAATACGATATCCGACCTTATTTTCGCTCATCTCACCAGAATAGATTCCAACTGTAAGCCCTTGTTCTGCAGCTGCTAACGCAACTTTATGTAGAACCCACGATTTACCGATACCGGGTCTTGCAACGATTGTACCCAATTCTTCCAAGCGGTCCCAACCGCCAATAAGTTCATCCAATTCTTTGAATCCTGTTTTTACATAGAACTTATCAAATGCTGTACATTTATCAACATAATCATTATATCGTGAAGTGTTATGAAATATGTCAACTGTCTCAAGATGAGTTGATTGAACAACATCAGATGCAGCAGTTGTATATACAGCCATTGCTTCATCAATCTTATCTTGATTGATTAACTCTCTAACACGATTAAAAACACCTGCAAGTTTTCTTTTGTTATAATCCTGATACAATTCATCTATAAGATAAGATGTTGTCTCTTTCACATCAACAACATCAAAATCAGGAAACCTATCTATAAAAGAGTGCATATCAGGACAATTGCCATATTTATTTATATGTTCCTTTATCCAATGATACTCTTTCTTATAATCGCTAAAAAACTCATCAGTAAGATTATTCATTAGTAATAATGATGTGTCACCAGTACTAATAAGTTTATTGATAAATTGTAACTGAACCATTATAAACCTCTTTTATCCATTCCTCTAAGTTCAATATTTGTAGAAAGATTTATAATACGGGAATACAGTCTCTCTCCCACTCTTTCCTGCAATTGAACAGGAGTTATATTTGATGTGTAAATATTTGATTTACCGTTATCAATTCTATTATTTATGATATTCAACAAATTTTCAACTTCAAATTCAGTTCCAACCTTAGTTCCGATATCGTCCCAGACAACAATATCACACTCTGCAACATTATCTTTTATATGTTGTATATAATCACTTTTTACACTAATATTATCTTTAAGTGCAAGAAAAAATTTTGGAACATTTACAAACAATGCTTTACATTCAATTGTTGCGGAAGGCCATATTTTATTGAAATATGATTGAATTAGCCTGAGGGCCCAAGACGATTTTCCATTACCACATGTTGTAGAATAGAGATATAGGTTACATCCTTCATTCACAAAATTCAAAATATCGTTTTCAATATTTTGTAATCTTTGAAATTCATTCCTATCCGTACCATCTGCGTCAATCCTCAAGTTGATTCTTTGACGTTGCTTGTCACTAATCAATGCCTGGTCATATAAAGCATTGAGTTTGAATAATTTGATGCAAAACTCACCATCGACACAATGACCTTTTTTAAACTTTGCACAAATATCTTTTGTAAAACAATCATTACTCAATATCAAATTAGAATACCTCCTCACTTAATGCCGTAGTGACTCTTTGTTTAACAGGTGCAGCGGGTATTCTATAATTTAATTTATAATCTTTTTCGTATGTATTTATGGCCCACTGTATATCTCTATATCCACCCATTGATGCTATCTCAAGAAGTTGCAAAGCTAAATCGAGATTATGATTGCAATATGCATCAATAGTTTTTTGCCCTACCGTAACAGACTTTGCTGACATCCATCCTTGTTTTGCGTTAACAGCATCAATCCAATCATAATATGCTTGACGCAACTCTTCATTCTCAACTACAACAAGTGTTTTTAGTTGTTCAATTATTACTTGAGCCTTTGTTCTCTTCTTTGGCTTAGTTGTATTTACAATCTTTTTAAGTTTTTCAATATCTGTCGGTTCCGCAGATACAAGTGATGTTAATATTGTCAGGTCCAATGTCAATGCATCGCTACTTTCTGGGTTTACTTTTAGTACACCAATACTAACAAGTAAAGCATCAATTTCTTTTTGTTCTTCGATGGATAATGTTGTTCTCTTTGTGATATAACTTCTAACTACTTTAAAACAATTATCGGCTACCTTATCTTTACGAACAGCTTTTTCATTTATGTTAAGCAATTCACTAATATAGATTGCAGGGTGCAGCCCAAGAATTTCAGCAAGTTTTATATTAAAGTTAACATAATTATCCATACTGAGAAGGTCAACTAACAAATAACTAATCCTCTCTTTTCAGAATATTTCTTAACTTGTATATGTAATTCTCAATTGACTGTTTTAATTTTTGGTCACTCATATTGTAAATGAACGAAAATGATTTTTCAACTTGCTGTGGGTCGAATCCATAATTTTTTGCAAAAATCTTATAATAATCAACAGGCAATGTTCTAATTGACCTCTTGATTACTAATATCAAACTCTTTGTATCAGTAACTTTGTCTAACGAAATATCGTGAACAATTACGTCCACAATCAATGCAAATAGATATTGTTGTTTATTGAATGCTTCTTCAATCAAATATGTATATCCGTCTTGATTTAAATCAACTGTTAATTCTCGAGGTAGATAGGAATCTTTAAACTCTTCAGACAATGCTTCTAAACTACTTGTATTATGATTTATTTTTCTTTTATGTCTATTGGACGCTTGAAACCAGTTTGCTCTACTACATTTGATACATGTGTTCAGAACTTTTTCAATTGCTTTAGGGTCTTGATAGACTCCACTTTTTGGGTCCTGCCACGGTTTATATGTTATTGCATATAACAAAGAATCCATAAACCAATCATATGCTTCTTTTTCATCGTACAACCCATAATCTTTATATAGCATCTTTTCGATAATATTCCAGTATCTTAGAATCAATGCCGACAAATAAGCATCAGAATTGGGCCCTTTTTCAAGATATTTTTCTGCTAACTCAATTTGAGATATTTTTTTATAATCG